GGCTACCGAAAAGGCTGAAACAGTCGCAGAAGCAAAGACTGAAACTGCAACAGTGGAAAAGGGAACAACCGCTACAACGGCGGCTACCGAAAAGGCTGAAACAGTCGCAGAAGCAAAGACTGAAACTAAGAGCGGGCTTCCGTTCAAGGTCAATTCAGACGGAACTGTAAACGTTTGGTCGCGCGTAAGAGCGGGTAAATCGGTTATTGGTTCTACAGGTAAAATTGTTACTTTTGACGACAAAGGTTTTGCCGTAGCCGCATTAGAAGACGCCCTGCATTTTCAGAAAGTGCCGGGATTCTCTTTCACCGAAGAAAAATAATTTCAGAAGGAACGTATGATCGCCGCAATTTCCGTAAACAATAAAATAGTCGTAACAATAAGCGATTTCTCTCACCCTTTGTTTCGTCTTGAAAGAAAGGCGAACGGTGAGGATTCTTATTTGACTTGGACGGCAAGCGGCTTCTGCGTTCCCGACGAAAGCAATCCTGCGGTCGGAGTGTCGGGAGATATTCTCGATACTTCCGGCCTTGTTTCAAACACTCTTTATTCATACCGATATGTAGATTTTGAAAAAGAAAATCCCGCTGACAGTGATTATGTTTATTCAAATTGGGTAAGAAACGGCGGCGATAAGACTATCGGCTATACTTTCGGAAATTATTCTCCTGCTCCTGGAACTTGGGGAACTGTAGTTACTCCCGATGATTTGAGATTTACTTATCTTTGGGGAACTGACTTTAAGGCTACAAACGGAGAATCTTATACAGACGAACAGATTCAGTATTTCATTGATTCAGCGGTCGCAGAATTGGAGCGACAGTTGGATATTACTATCAAGAAAAAGAAAATCAGATATAACGCGGTGGAAAGAAACCTCGTTAAAGGAACTGATTACGACATAGACGAAGCCGTTTACGACTTCAAATACTCTCGAATATCGCGCTATGGACTTATCAAGACACGAAGAAGACCTATAGCGAAACTTCATAAATTGGAACTTCTTTCCAGGTTCAGCGGCTGCAGGGATTTGACCGCTACTACAATCGTTGACAAGACAAAAGGCGTTCTAAAACTCATGGAAAGACCGTTGAAACCGACGGAAACATCAAGCGGAATACAGACTGCTATAGGAATGTACGGAAATCAAACGCTGCAGGCGCAGTTGTTTTATTCGATTGATTACGACGCAGGTTACGAAACTTCGGACGACATTCCGCAGGATTTGCGCGAAATAATTGCGAAGCAGGCAGCAGTAAGCCTTCTGAACATCATCGGCGACGGCTTGATGTCGGGTTTCTCTTCAAGTTCGCTTTCTATGGACGGTCTTTCGGAATCGTTCAGCTCCACACAGTCGGCTACATCGGCTTATTTCGGAGCGCGCATTAAGGTATATCAAGACGAAATTGCGGACTACATCAAACAGAATAAAAACAAGTTCGCAAATATGGCAATAGGCGCAATTTAATTTATGCAGATATTATCCTTTGGATAATAAGGGGGAATATATGTGGGAAAAAATCAAGGCATTTTTTTCAAGCAAGGTAACTAAAGTTGTTGCCTGGATGATTTTTGCGCTTGACGTAGTCGCTCTTCTCATTGGCGGCGCTACTACTGCAGAAATCGGCGACGGCGTTGCAATGATTGCAAAGATTGTTGCAGGAATTGCTCTGTTTATCGCTTTCATTACAGAGCGTGTCGGAAAAAAGAGCTAAGCACTCTTTTTAGGCTATTGCGCCGGAGTTTGTTTTCTCCTTATTCTCCGGCGTGATAGTCTTTTTTTATTTTTTTTGTTTATGAGGTAAAAAAATGAAACCTTGGGAACTTTATAACTATCAGAAAGACCTTGATTATAAAACAAATACATTTGATTACGATTGGCGCGTAAAGGTTGTAAACGACGAAAAGACTATTTATGTTTTTTCTCAATTTTCAACTTCAATTCTTGATTGGATCGTAAACTTTCTTTTCTTCATGATTCCGCAGGTTCGGCAGTGGTATGTATATTTTGCCTGTCTTGGTTGGCAGACAACCTTTAATTCCTGCAAAGGCTTGTTTATGAACGCCGTTTTAATGGCTATGAATACGTTCCCCGATTACAAGGTAGTATGCTGCGGCCATTCATACGGCGGCGCGGGTTCTGTTTTGGCAGGAATTGAAATCTTTTTTCAGTCGGGAAGAAAGCCCGATTTGATAACTTTCGGAGCGCCTAAACCGCTTGTATTTTTATTTACGAAACTGATTGCTCGTCTTTTCTTCGGAAAGGTTACGCAGTATGCGCATTGGTGCGACATTGTTACTTATATGCCGCCGTTGCCTGGATATTGGAATATAAAGGTTATCCGGCTCGGTAAGTTCTCATTCAAGGGATTGTTCAATCCTGGAAAATATCACTGCATTTATGGCGATGAATCGCTTTATAAAAATATAAAGGAGTAAATAAAAACTATGAAACAGTATGTTGAAAGAATGGTAAGGGAAAAGGAAGAGCTTGAAGGCAAGATCAAGAAGGCGAAAAAGGCTCTTGAAAGCAATCCTTTTGACATGACCGAAACAGGGCGTTTTCTTTTGGAAAAGCAGGTAAAAGCAATGGAGAGTTATCTTGAAGCGCTTACAGAACGCCTTGTTTATGAATCGGGCGGAGAAATACAGGGGTAATTTATGGGACAGGGGCTTGGAAGGAACTCTCCGGTTCAGCTTGAACTTGGAAAGGAAAATTACGAAGCACTTATAGAACGACATGGGCAGTGGGTAAGGTGGCGCGTTGCGCAGAAATGCGCCTGCGTAAAGCCTAACTCAATGCAGCCGGACATTCACTGCAAAAAATGCGGCGGCCTTGGCGTTGTCTATTCATACCAGGAAAAGGCGACTGTATCGCAGACTGTAATGATCCGCGATTCTTCGGGTATGATTGAACTTGACGCGCAGTTTATTGACTGCCCGCTTGTGAAATGCTACGACAATTCCGGCAGGGTTTACGAAAACGCTTCAAAGGTCGGTTCTTTTGTAATGCTTAATACTGCAAACCTACCTGTTAAGGGTGTTTATGTAACCGCCGTAATGACTTCTAAAATCGTGCAGACTGTTGAAAATACAATCGCAAACAGTACAGGAAGCGGATATTACCGCGTTGAAGGGCTTAGAAGCTCACGAATGAAAACGGAAGGGCTTTATCATACTGTACCTGGCGACATTGAAAGCATTGGAACTATAAAGGACGGCGACGGCAATGTTTATGAAGCGGGAGAAATCCGGCAGGACTGCATTTTTGTAAAGCCGATTATACAGGAAGGCGACGAAGGCGAAGAGGTTGTAATAAATCCGCCTGCAGTTCTTTACGTTGACAGGGTTGACTATATTCCGCCGTTTGTTTTTGTGATTCTTAATCAGAATCTTTCAAAGAGCGACGCGCAGGTTATGCAGGACAACAACGGCGACGCGGTTCTGACGTTCCCATACGCTTATGACGTTGCGGTGGACGACGTTATAACTGTTTTGAGCGGAACTTACACGCAGAAGAATGTAATTGCGAAAAAAGAAGCTGAATACGATGTTATTCCGGCTTATTTTGTGGGCGAAATTGTAAGCTGCGTAGGAAAGGACAGAGAATATATAAACGGCGAAGACTTCATTCTTTGCGGGGCTAACTATCTTAAATGGCTCTGCGATGATTGCCCGGAAGACGGAGAAGGCTATTCGCTTACCTATAGAGTTTACCCGACGTATAAGGTCGTTAAGTCTATTCCGCAGATAAGGACTAGCGAAAATCAGCGTATGCCGAAAAAGGCTATTATTAAACTTTACGACACCTACGGAGAAGCTAGAGGGGTAAACAGGAAATGATTAAGGAATTATATTCTATAAGCAATAAAACGGTTTATTTCAAAAAATCCTTTGTGGAAGAGTTCAGAAAATCCGCTGCAGACGCTAAACTTTTGGAGTTTAAGAAGCGTCTTATTGCCATTCTTGAAGAGAAGAAACGCGAAGAGGAAGAGAACTTTCAGAGCATTAACAAGGCTTTTCAAGTAAACGAGATTTTCAAGAGCCTTACTGCTCCTTTCCGCTTTATGGAGAAGGGCGGAAGGGTTGGAGAAATCGGAGAGATTCGTACCTGGAACGGCAAGAAATACAAGAAAATGCCTAATAAAGAATGGGCGCGGGTTTATGACGAAGAAACGCGCGGAGCGAAACTTGCCGTTGCTGCCTTAAAGAAAAAGATAGACGCTTGTACCAATTCGCAGGAGCTTCTTAATCTTATTTTAGCAAACAAGGAGCGTTTCTGCGATAATTTGGGAAGGCCGCTTCCTATTGTGCAGAAACTTTCAGAGTTTGCAGGCGCAAAGAATGACAGACTTGAAACACCGAAAAAAAAGAAGGGCGCTTTAAAAGTTCTTGATAAGCAAGAAACTCACGATTTTATTGAAAAGCACAAAACTTCAAAAGAAAATGAACGAGTTTCTTTAGGTTCTGTTTCTAGCGACGCAAAAAAACGCATAAAAGCAGCCACAGGAATTGATGTAGAGCGTGTAATTTTGGATTCTGATTCTATTCGACACGCCTTTAATCCTAAACACAATCTTGAAGAAAATGACCTTGACGATATGAAAGAGGTTATTGATACAACTACCGATATATCATTAAGCCCTAATAAAAACTCTATGGGAAATCCTATAATTATATTCAAGAAACAAGAGCCTAATGGTGTTATTTTGTGTGAAGAGTACAGGGCAGGGAAGAAAGAATTGGAATTACAGACGGCTTATAGAGTGAAAAAAAATCGGCAGCCGCTTAGTGCTGATAATCAGCCGCTTGCAAACGTCCGAAACGTAACTGCCCCTGCAAATAATGTAGCGCGCAATAACGGTTCTGTCAATGAAAATGTTAAAAAATCTTACGGCGCGGTTGTTGGAGAACTGAAAAAATCCCTGTTTGAAGGGTTGGAAATGAACGATGATTAAGGTTGATGTGGTTCTTGAAGACAATTTACTCGAACAGTTGCAGGCGCAGTTGAGCGCATTTTCGGGAAGCAACGGCGGAAGAATTGCGCCCGGAACTAAAAGCGCCTTTGATATGGCAAGCAAGCTGATTCAAAAATCTTGGCAGAATTGGGCTATGGGCGGAAGTTTGCCGGGCGTTTCTGACATTAAAAACCCGAACAGTCGCCTTGCAAGTTCAATTAAGATTCGGAGCATTAACGATTTTGACGTAAGCATTGAAACGGATTCACGCTATATGGAGCGGATTCAGAACGGAACGCCCGCTTTTGACATGAAGGAAACATATCCATACGGACGTAAAAGCCGAGTTTCAAAGAAGGGTATTCCTTACTTGATCATTCCTTTTCAGTGGGGAACGCCGAACAGGGAAGGCGGCGGAAGGGCGCATATTGCGAACACTATTCCGCTTGAAGTGTATAAAATCCTGCAGTCAAGAAATTTTAAGAAATCGGTTCAGAAGACGGAAACGCATATTGAGCCGAACGCGAAGGGAGAGGGAATTGAACGCCACGAATACGAGTGGGGCGACAGAATCAATGACGAAGACCTTGGAAACGCTAACGGAATGGTAAGAATGAAGAGCAATCCGACAAGCACTTATTTTACCTTCCGCGTTATTTCCGCAAAATCGCCGGAAGACGCATGGAAAAGAAAGGCAGTTCCTGCCAATCATGTTGTCGAAGCGGTTGAAAGTTCTACAAGAAAGCAGGTTGAGGACATTCTGCAGGCAGGGCTTGAAAGCGACCTGGGCTTGTAGCGATACATTGACAACGAGGGCGGAAGGATTTATTATAGGGAGTAGGCATTTTACCCGCGCGGTGAAATGGTTAGATTAAGGATATTTGCGTTTGCACTTACAAAAGGCAGCGTAAACACGAAAAGAAGTGTTTACACTGTCTTTTTTTTATTTCGTTTGGAGTGCAAAGAGATGTTATGTTATCTTAATCGCGGAATTATCCTGGAGCAGGCAATTACTGCGCTTATCAGAGATTACTTCGACGCCCTTCATTTAGACAATAAATATAAAAACTTTCATATCTCCGTTACAAACGAACACCCTTTTGCAGAACTGTATTTACACGAAGGCTTGAACGCCGCCGATTCTTTTCCATGCGTTGTAGTAACTACGCAGGAAGACAGGAAGCCTACCGAGTTTACGGAACTTGCTCAGCAGGAAGTCTGCGCGCTCGGCATTACTGAAAGTGATCTTGAAGAGATTACAAAAACGACTGAAACATACATAAACAAAAAGGGCGTTAAGAAAACGCGAGAGATTCCGGGGCTTTGTACCGTAGTTGACGACAACACGCTTGACGCTATAAAAGCGACAATCAATAAACAGGACTACTGCTACGGCTATTCAATGAGAATCCGCAGAAAAGACAGTATCGGCATTGAGATTTGGGCGGAAAACGTTCAGTTGAAAAATGAGATTTACGAACAGTTGCGGGAATATGTAACCGGAAACCTCTCTAAAATCCTTGAATCAAAATACAGTTTTTTTGACATCGCGCTTTTTGACGACACGATTGTAGGGCATAGAAGCAACAATTACAACTTTGACTTTGATGTGGCTTTAAGCGGGGCGCATATCGCGTTTGACGTGGATTACTGCGTTGAACAGATAGTGCTTAATACTGAACTTACAGAAGTAAGTCAAGAAATAATAACGGAGGCATTGAATCATTATGTCTAAAGACAATTCTGCTACCACCGCAGCAAAGGGCGGTGAAAAGAAAATCGGCTTGGAACGGTTCTTGCAGTTAGAGCCGCAGAAAAGCGGAATCAGCGCGATACTTAGACGCAGATATGCGTCGCAGGTAATGACACAGACAGATTGGGAACAGACTGTTGAAAACATTCTCAATCGTAAAGTTAAATAGGAGGTTGAAATATGGGTGTTTCAGCAGCTAAATTCAACAGTGCCGGGCAGTCGTCGCAGCATTACATACCGGGTAACTATTCCCGCCGTAATACTGTAGGCGCAGGAACAGGCGTTTCTAGCGGAAATCTCTGTATCATCGGCACGTCAATCGGCGGCAAACCTTTAACACTTCATTCTGTTGCGGACAAGGCAGAAGCGAAGGAATTATTGGTTGGCGGCTCACTGCTTGACGGCGTGGTTCACGCCTTCAACGGTTCAAATACCTTCATTCCGCAGCAGGTTTTCTGTATGCGCATAAATGCAGGTACACAGTCGGCTATTACTCTCAAAAACGGCGTAACTGACGTTTTGAATGTTAAAAGCGCTGACTACGGCGTACACACAAATCAGCTTAAGATGTGGCTGAAAGACGGAACTACAGGAAAGAAACTTCTTGTAAACAACAAAGGCGACGAAAAAGAGATTGACAACATCACAAAGAAATCTTTTTCTATTCTCTACACAGGAGAAGGCGAGAGCGCAACCTGTACTATCAACAATACAGGCCTTGTCCTTACAAGCGATGTCGCTGCTGACTGCCTTACCGTTAATTGGGAAGAGTGCGAAACCCTTGAAGAGGTTGTAGCAAGAATCAATGATACAGGCGTTTATAGCGCGGTTCTGATTGACACTACACCGGACACAAAGGCAAGCGAACTTGACCATGTTTCGGGCGTTTCCGTTATGACTACTGCAGCAACTTTCTACAGTGATCTGCAGGCTTTGATTGACGCTTTGAAGAGCGTTTCTTACATCGGCGAGGTTACTCTTACAGGAACTTCAAGACTTATTCCGGATAACAACACCGGATATGTTTATTTTTCGGGCGGAACCGCAGGAACTTCTACAATCGCTGATTGGGCTGACGCTATCGACGAGCTTGAAAAGTATGACATTCAGATTATTGCAACACCTTCTACTGACGCTGACGTTCACAGTCTTATCGCAGACCACTGCGCAAGTATGTGTACTGTAAGCAAGAAGAAAGAGCGTACCTGTTGGCTTGGAACTGCTAAAGGCGTTTCCATTGACAACGCCCTTACAATGGCGCGCGGCTTCAATTCGGAGTTTGTTTCTTTGGTTATCACAGGAGCAAACGCAAACAATCCGCTTACAGGCAAGGCCGAAGACATCACTCCGTCGCTTCTTGCCTGCAAATGCGCAGGAATTGAAAGCGCTATCGGCGTAAGCAATCCGCTTACCAACAAGACTATTAAAATCAACTCATTCGACGCTAAATACAAGGAAGGCGAGCTGAACAAGATGATTGCGGGCGGCATTGTTCCGTTCGGCGAAAACGACGACGGCGAGCTTGTTTGTATCCGTTGTATGACTACTTACCAGGGCGATTCTCTGATTCTGAACGAACGTTCTATGATCAGAAGCGTAATGTATATGGATCGCGACCTGCGCAAGGCTTACAACAAGCGCATTGGAACAAACGAAGAGCCTTCTGAAAGTTCTGTAATTCAGACTTTGACCGAAAAGGCAAAGGAATGGTACAACCAGGACTTGCTGACAAAGAGCGGCGGCGGAGAGCTTGTTAAAAATGTAAAGGTTGTGTTTGACGGCGACAAGTGCTATCTGACTTATGACAGATATATCCGCGCTCCAAACAACTTCACATTCATTACTGCTACAAACTTGGTTTACAGTTCAACAAATGAACTTTCTTCATAAAAGGGGGTAAGACATGGCAGACAAGTATAATTTGCAGGGCGATTCCCTTGTGCAGGGAAAAAACTGTATCGTTCGAGCCGGTGCTAACCCTTCTAGCGTGAAGGTAATCGGGCTTGTACAGGATTTTGAAATGCGCGCTCAGTTTCAGACGCAGAAAGCCGAAGTATTGGGCGAGTTCCTTCCGGTGTCTATCGACATTACAGGCGTAAGCGTGAACACTACGTTCAGCGGCTTTGTACCTGCGAAGGGATTCAAGCTCAACAACGCTTACTGCATTAAGGAACTCAATCCGAACATCGACACTGTTGTTGAGGAAGAGAAAACGGCTAAAATTCCGTACCTCGAACTTTACGACAAGAAGGCGAAGGCAGTCATTGCTTCTACAACCTGGGCTATCGTGAACACTTATTCAGAGCGTTCAAGCGGCAAGGGCTATATGATTGCAAACTGTTCTTTTGAATCTATCGGATTCTTTAACGGTTCGGACTATCCGAGCAGCGAACTTTTTGACAACGTATAAAGTTCTGTTCGGGCGTTAAGGGCAAGACTTTAACGCCCGGACTTGTTTTATTTTTATAATTCATTATTTAAGGTGGAGAAAATGGAAATTACCGACGAAAAAAAGACAGAGGAAATTCTTAGCGAAGAAAAGCAGGAAGACCTCTTCTATACCCTTCTTAGGGGTAAAACAGTAAAAGAAACAATCGAAACGAGCCGCGGAAACTTTGTCGTAAAGTTCCCGAAACAGAAAGATTTGATTGCCATTGACAGGCGCGTGGCACTTATGCGCGGCGGCGTTCCTGCGTCGAACTTTGACGATAACGCAAACTTTGACCTGCAGAAAGTCGCATATTTGGACGTTGTTGTAGAAAGCGGCGACGATTGGTTTAACAAATTAAAAAGCAAGGAAGGGTTCACCTGGGGGGATATGCCGGACGTAGACTTTATCAATGAAGTTTACATTAAGGCATGGTCTTTTCGCCTTAAAGTGCAGGGCAAGTTTGGACGCAATGAAGAGAAGACCGATAACGGAACTGTTGTCGCAGAGAACGTTCCGGATTCTGTGGACGACGGTTTATTTTCGGACGTTGCCGCTTCCGTTAAACGAGATTGACGACGATTATCTTGACTTCTTCTTTATGTTTGCAAATACATATACGGAAGAGAGCGTTCTGACCGGATATATCAAGAGCGAAGAAAAGAAAGAAAAAGAAGTCGCTGACGACGCATTGAAAGAACTTGGCTATACGGACAAGGACATTATGTAGTCGGGCAGAATGTAATATAAAGACTGTTCCCGATGTGTAAAAGCAAAAGGAACAGTCATTTTTTTTAAGGAGATGTTATGGCAGAAACTTCAATCAGAATGAACCTTGACCCTAGCGGCCTTGTAAGGGGCGCAAACGAAGCGAGCAGGGCGCTAGACGGAGTTACCAACAGTATAAACAATGAAGCACTTGCAAACATCAGAGCGCAGCAGCAGGCTGACCGCGAAGCTCAAAGAAATATGCCTGGATTCAACGGCTACGGACAGATACAGGGAAATCCGGGCAGTAACAGGGGCTTGGGGCAGTATTCGGGAAGCACTGAAACCGCGCAGGAAATAGCGAGATTAAAGCAGACTATTGAAAACCTTAACAGAAACATTGAAAAGGCAAACGACGAAATCGCAAGATCAAACGAAAAAGGCGATTCAAGAAATACATTTAATTGGACTTCAAGTCTTAATCAAATGGAAGAAGCGAAGCAGAGGGCGCAGAACGAGCTTAGAAGGCTTGAAACTTCCGACAAAGACAAAGGTATTGAAGCTCTTGTAAAAGACAGAAAAGCGCAGATGTATTCGCAGGCGTGGAACTACGCTATACAGGGCGCAAACATCTATAACGGCTACAGAACTTCCATTGCAAACGGCGATTATTTGGGCGCAGGTGTAAACGCTAAAGACCAAATAGGCGGCGCGGCTATGGGTGTGGGCGGCACTCTTATGAGCGCGGGCGCGATGATGGCCGCTACAGGTGTAGGCGTCATTCCTGGGCTTGTAGTAGGCGGTATAGGCGCTCTTGCTACAGGTGCGGGCGGAATCCTTAAACTCATTGCAGGCGATGAAGCTGCGGACAATGCGGAAGCAAAAGCCTATGAAAACTCACTTTCTTACATTCACGCATTTAACAAAAGGTATGCGAACGGCGGAACGGTAGAAAGCCATACCGCGCAGGCTGACGCTTTGAGGGAGAGAGCCGCAGGACTTGCCAAAGATACAGGAATGTCAACATACGATTTCTTGAACGCGGCACTGCAGCAGACTTCATTCGGTTTAAGCCAGGACGAAGCATTGAACCGTACAAGAATGGCGGCAATGTGGGCGAACGCTACAGGCGCGGATATGGGAACTGTGCAGGACGTTCTAGGACTTTCTAGCCGATTGGGAAGGGCTACGGACACGACGTTTTTAGCGCAGGCAAGAAACGCGAGCGGTCTTAACAAAGCGCAGACAACGGAGTTTTTGCAGGGCTTACAGACAGTCATTGAAGACGGAATCTCAAAAGGATATGCGAAGTCTACCGAAGACGCGGCAAAGAACTTTGCCATGTTCTCCGCGCTTTCAAACAATAACCCGCTTTGGGAAGGAAAATACGCGGCGCAGAAAATAAACACTATCAGTAATTCCATTGCAGGCGCTACAAACCTTGGCGACATCAATCAAGTAATGACTATTGATACCGCGCGCAGGATTGCCGGAGCAATGGGAAATGAAGATTTTACAAAGTTAATGGGATTCGGAAAGACAGGAACTTACCTTGACGCTATGCTTATGGCTGAAAACGGTCTTACTCCTGCCATGTTCCGCGGTATCGGCAAGACTATAAATGACCTTGAAGGCAATAACCTTGTGGCAAGGGTTGAGCGTTGGAAGAGCATGACAGGGCTGAACTATAAGGGCGCTATTGAGCTTGACAAGATGTATCAAGAAAACCCGAATATGGACGATAAAGCGATTGCCGATAAGATTGCAGGTATGCAGGCAGACAAAGCATATCAATCAGAAGAAACAAAAAAACAGGAAGTAATCAACAACATTGATAGCCATGTTCAAAAAATCGGACAGTCTAAGTTTTGGGATAATTACGAAAAACTTCTTGATCTTGAAAAAGACCAAAGGGCAAAAGCAGAGAGCATAGATAAACCGAAACACTACGGCGCGTCGGTTACTGCTGCCGCAGGAAACGAAATGCAAGCCGTTGAAAGTGCAATGGCAAGTAGTGGCTTGCGTCAGCTTGCTTCAAGAGGTGGACTTCCTGCAGGGTACGGCGGAACTACTTATGCAAACTTAATCAACAAGCAAGGAACAAAAGTTTCCGGTAGAAACGTTGTTAAAACAGGTGGAAATGACGAGTTCGACGAGATATTTAAAGAGCAATTAGGATTGTGGGCGGCAAGGGACGACGGAAAAATAAGTTTTGACGAAATACGAGCGGCACTTACTGCGCATGATAAGAAAGAAATGCAAGCCGTTTATAATAGTGGTGATAGAGATTCTTATATTGCAGCGCTTGAAGAGATGTTCAAAAGGTTGTTCAGCAATGTAGTCTTTACATCGCAATAAACTTATTCGTCAAGTGCATAATTCATTATAAAGAAACTGTAATCGTCGGGGTTATTAACAATCTTGAAGTTTTTGAAATGATAGATATTGTCATAACTTGAAATCAGTTTGTAATGATCCAGGAAGTATTCAATAAAAGATTGCCAATCGGACAGGTATTTTTGTCTATCCGGTTCGGCTTCTTTTTTTGTATTGTACGGTTGAGAAACATCAATAGAGTTAAAACTGCTTTGAGAAAAGAAAAACTGTGCGTTTTTTTCTTCCGGCATAACGAATATTTCTACAATCTGATTATTCCACAAAGTTTCATAACCTGTTCCATGTGTAGAAGTAGCGATAAAACCCTGTTTCACAAAATTGTCGGAACTATAGGAGATTTTCCCGCTATAAAGATTGCTGATAAAGTCGAGAACTTTATCACTTTTTTCCTTTGCGTTTAATGCAACCAATGAAAACAGAAGACAGAAAATAATAATAAATCTCTTTTTCATAGTTAATTTTCTCCTTTTCAATTCGATATTACACTTATCAGTTGAATAAGTCAACTAAATAGTTTAATCTTTTGCTAAATTGCCGGAATTGGTGTATAATTGGCGCAAAGGGGGCTTGAATGCGTTATTACCTTTTGAATGAAATATACGTTGAATATGATCCGTATGCAGAAAACTTTTTTCATTGGAATCCTGTAACACGAATAGGAAAGAAAGACAAGGTTTCCCGATATGTTGTAGATAAATTGATAAAAAACAAGCTGAAACCTATACTTACAGAGGATTTTATGGAGATGTTCGACCATGTTTCGTGGCTAAAAACGCCGAAGATTGAATATGTCAGTGTTTTCGGTGAAGTACGCCTGGAGGGGTGAATGGAAGTAAAGGAAAAAGCGCGTTTCTGAACCGGAGAGGATAAGCACATTCTGCTTGAACAGGCCGGAATAATTGACTGTAAGGGGCTTTAGGTGTATTATAAGAAATAAGAAGTTTACTCGATAAAAGTTCGTGAAAGCGAGCAGTAAAAAGGTTTGCACTGAAAAGGCAGCCGGATTGCACAAGAATATGTGTGTCCGGCTGCCTTTTTTTGTTTCAAGGGGTAAGAAAAGAAATGAACGGAAAGCAGATTGTTTATAATTCAAAACTTCACCCTAGCATTACAATCCTAAGAAAAACAGACGTTCCTATTGAAAATCCAAACGAACAGGTTGCAAAAAAGGTTATTGCAGGCGCTTACGGTGTCGGCGAAGCGCGTAAACAGAAACTTGCGGCGGAAGGTTACGATCCTACGACAATTCAGAGCATTGTAAACGAAATGGTTAATAAGACTTACGTTCAGAAGTCGCTTTTAACTACTATCCTTATGCCTTCGGAAACTATTTCGGTTCTGCAGTCTATGACTTTTACGCTTTCTATCAACGATATTTCGGGTAGTTTTTCGCTTACGTTCTTTCCCGAAATAAAGAAGGGTAAGGAAACTGTATCGCTTTATGACTTGATTAAGGTTTTGGATATTGTTGAGATTGTGGAAAACGGAAAGCCTGTTTTTACCGGAATTGTGAAGCGCAAGAATTATGTCGCGCAGGCGAACGATACAGGCGGTTTGCGCCGTATTTCTATAAGCGGAACTGCGATTACAGGGCTTGTAAGTCAGTTTCTTGTCAATCTTGATACTGCTGCTATGGCGATTACGAATCAGATTGCAAGCGACGTAAGTCTTTCTAAAGACCTTACCCTGCAAATGCTTTCAAAGAAGAATCTTTCTGTAAGCGACGTAATTAAAACGATTTGGAATTACTTTGTAAAAATATCTTCTCAAAACGGAACGCCGAAGGTTGCGGAATACATTGTTTCTGAACTCGGCGGAATTGACAGTTTTTTCAAGTTTGACGATTCGACTTTCTTTTATCCTTTGGGGTGTGTTTTCAACGGTCAGCAGACGCAGGATTTTTTCAGCGTCGTTGACGGCGTTATTCCTTCTCCTGTCTATGAGAAGTTCGCATACTGCGACGACAAGGGTATGAAAATTATGATCCGGCAAGTTCCGTTTGATTCTGACAAATGGAACGGCGGAGCAGCCCCGAAACCTACCGTACATAAGATTGATTCAAAGATTGTCAAAGGTTTAAGCCTTGCTCTTTCTGATAACGAGGTTTATACGGTCTTTTACGCTTACTTGAATAATTCTCCTATTGATGAACGGAAGGGGCTTCTTCTTTCGACTATGGAAAACAAGAAGGACAACATTCTTGTTGATTCTGACAAATACAAGACTTACGGCTACAGGCCGATGATCGCGCATTTTATCGGCTACGGTTTGAAGGACGGAGAAAAAGACGACGATTCGCAATCCAAAATGGAAGAGATAAGCGGCAAGCTGAAAGAATGGTATGAGAATCTTCCCGAAATGCTTTCGGGTTCTATCACTCTTTCTATGACTGATGTTCTTTCGTCTAACGACAAGAACAAGCCTTTTATGCCTGGCGATGTCGTGAAGTTCCTTAACGGCGAGTTTTACGTTGAGGGTATAACTCATTCCTGGAACTACGGAAGCGGCGGAGAAATCAATTTAAGTGTCGGGCGTGGTGGTAAATATACGAACGGCAAGTTTAACGGCGAGATTCCTAACCTTACGTCGCTTGTGGAACTTATGCAGCGCGGTATAAGCGTGAAGGAGCAATAATCTATGGGTTTGAACATCGAACTGCAGAAGAAACAGAAAGCGCCTGCAAAGAATCCTTATAGCAACTCTACGCCTTATGACAGGCTTACAGGTTTTTGGGGTGTCGTTACAGAGGTTCACCCGGAAGATTGTTCTGTTCATGTAAGAAACAACCTCGGCATTGAGTTCAGCGGTGTGCGCGTGGCTTCTATGGAATGGGTAACGGTTGAGGACGGAAAACACCTTACAGGAGAGCGTCATTTGCCGCCTGTTGATACTTATGTTTACTGCGTCATGCCGAACGGCGAGTATTCGAGCGCGTTTGTTTTATGTTCCGGATTTATTAGGCAGGAAGCGCTCCACGCTGATTTTAAGCAGGAAGGCGAGGACGCGGCGAACGTTCACGAGCGCGTTGACAATTCTCATTGGCATTACAAGAGCGACTACCGCACAGGAACGAAGACGATTGAAAACAAGACTGATGATGATCCTACTATCAAAATCGAAATTGACCAGGAGAGCGAGGGCGACGAAAAGGCGACTATCACTGTTCATGGGACTGTAATTAAGATTGACAAGGATAATGGCGTAAACATTGAAACTGACAAGAAAATCACTCTTAAAGACAAAGAGGGGCATACATACGAAACGGAAGGCGATATTTCCTTGAAGAGTTCTAAGACAGGCACTCTTGAACTTGGTAACAGTGTCGCAACGTTGGGCGCGATGATAAATGACTTGTTGGACGATTTGGCAGGTCTTAAAACTGTCGGAAGCCCTGCAAGTCATAGCGCAAGCCCCGATTTTATAGCGCAGATACAGGCATTAAAAGCGAAGTGGGGGCAGGTATTTAAATGAGTTTGGATCAAAACGAACTTAAAAACAAACTTCTCTCTGTTTTCCACAATATGACTGACGGCGACGACAGGTATTTTGCAAAGGAAGTGAGCGCGAAAGTTGACGGCCACGCTGAAAGCGGAAGCATTTCGACTGCTGACGCGGGTACTGTTCCGGGCGGCGTTTTTGCGGGGTCGGGAAACGGTTCTATAAGCGTTCAGTCTTCTATCTGCGAGAACATTGTTTATGCTGCCTGCAAGGTTATGTCTACTATGTCGGCGGGCGGTGATGAATACCTGGCTACGCAGTTGGCTATGGGAATTGATTCTATGCTTAGCGCGGGTGAGGTTTCTACAAGCGTAAAGGGAACTATAACGCCGCCGTCGGGAACGCCTTTTACTTCTGCAGGAGCAGCAAAGGGAACTTTTAAGGGCGTTTTTTCAACTATGCAGGCGGGCTTTTTAGCCACTTTTAAGGCTATGGCAGGCATGACAAAGAACGGCGACGAGTATTTAGCTGAACAAATGGCTTTATATATTACGACTTATCTGAAAGCCGGAGTCGTAACGACACAGGGACAGGCCAATCTGTCGGGAAGTATAGGAACAGGGGCGATGTCGTAAGGGGTAGATTATGGGTTCTATAAGTTTGCTTCAATGGCGTAAAGCCTATATGTTGGAGTTTATGGACGGCAACGACGTAAAGGACTGCTTTACGTTTTCTGTGCCGCCGGAAAGTGAAGAATTTCAGTTTTCTCAGCGCATTACGGAAACTAAGACCTTCGGCGGTTCTGTTTTTGACGATTTCGGTAATGATTCGTACCGTATCACTATAAGCGGAACTACTGTAAATGAGGATAAGAAACTCATTTACAAGGGCAATAAGAAAGCGCCGCAATATCTGACCGGAACTAAGGAAATATTTGAGCTGCAGAAAATCATCAAGAATTGGGCTGACAATATTTACGCGGAAGGCTTTTTCCGTAAAAAATCCGGAACTGTCGGAAGCAAAAAGAAGGTTTATCTTTACGACCTTTCTAAAATGAGCGTTCTGCAGATTGCGACCGGAACGGCGAGCCGTAACTATTGGCGCGTTTTCATCAAGGATTTTAAGATTAAGCGCGACAAGTCTAAGCCTAAGACTTACAACTACAATCTTGAGTTAATAGGCATTGACGAACCGCGCCCCGATAAATTGGGCTTTCTCAATAGTCTTGGCGACGCGGTTGATACGCTGCAGAACGCTATGGACTATGTTCAGACTGTGCTTGACCTTACGGAAGGCGTAACTGCGGCGGCTAGTCAAGTTGCGGCGCATTGTAACGACGTTAAGCGCGCGTATGAAACTGTTAAAAACCGCGATATAAGCGCGGGTTTGGTTGCGGTGAATGTCGGCAGCGAGGGTGATCTTGTAAACCGTATTTTGGGCGGTGATAGCAACACTTTCTATAATTCCGCTAAAAATGTTCTTGCGGCGGTTTCGGGATTTAAGGCTTTGAGCAGCTCGAATGAAACGGACGCGCAGAGCGGAAAGATTCAGAAAACGGACAATTTCACTGTAGCGTTTAATTCAAACGGCGGAAGCTCTGTAAAGTCGCAGAGCGTTTCTTATTCTTCAAAGGTTACTGAACCTGCGCCGCCGCCTACAAGAGAAGATTTTATTTTTGCGGGTTGGTTCAGCGACGCGGAATTGACGGCGCAGTATGACTTTTCGCAGGAAGTTACTCATTCTTTTACGCTCTATGCTAAATGGGTTCTTGCAACGGCTACGGTTACATTCAACAGTCGCAACGGTTCGCAGGTTACGCCGCAGAAAGTAGCGGTAGGAAGCCCGGCGAATGTTCCTACGCCGCCGACAAGAAACGGATATTCTTTTGACGCCTGGTACACTGATTATTCATGTACGAATCTTTATGACTTTGCAACACCTGTTACTGAAAACATTACTCTTTATGCAGGTTGGAACAAGGTTTATTCGGTTGTCTTTGAATCTCTTGGCGGTAGCGCGGTTGATACACAGATTGTGAGCGTTGGCGGCCTTGCGGTTTATCCGAAAACGCCTGTCAAGGAAAATTACACTTTCGCTTATTGGTGTTCTGATTCTGCCCTGCAGAATGTCTATGACTTTTCTACGGCGGTTAATTCTGACATCACTCTTTACGCTTGTTGGGTTCAGATTTCAAATACTGTTACGTTCAATTCTTTGGGCGGTTCTAGCGTCGCTTCTGAAAGGGTTGCTATCGGCGGATATGCAACAGAGCCGGAAGCGCCTGTCAAAGAGGGCTACGACTTTAATTATTGGGCTACAGACCAGGCAGGAACGAATGAGTTCAGATTTGCTACTACTCCGGTTAACGCAAACATTACGCTTTACGCTAAATGGACTGAATCTAAATGCGAGGTAACTTTTGATTCTGACGGCGGAAGCGCGGTTGATACGCAGGAAGTGAATTACGGTTCACGCGCTATTTTCCCTGCCATTCCTACGAAGGACGGTTACACATTTGAAATGTGGAGAGTAAGAAAAGAGGTTGATACAGGAGAAGTTGACGAGAATCAGAACCCGATTATGGCGACTGTTTACGAGGAATATGATTTTTCAACTCCGGTAAAAGAAGATATTACGCTTTATGCGTTGTGGTTTGGGGGTAGTGAGTAATGACTGACGAAGACAAAGAAGACCTTATCATTGACTATCTTTCACAAATGGAAGATTCAGCCTGCAATATCGTCGCCCTGTCAAAGGAAAAGCAGACGAACGCAACGGCGGTTGTGTATGTGGATTCTGACGGAAACGACGCTACTGTAACGGTCTATGATTTTAAGTTTCATACCTGGAAAAGCGGCGATACGTTTGACCGCTTGGCCACCGATTTATTGGGCGACGCTGAATATGGAACTGTCATTGCCTATTTTAATGAGGTTACGAACGAGAGCGAGCTTGAAGCGGGAACTAAAATCAAGATTCCGGTTTTAAGTGAGAATGAATCGAATGTAAACAACCGTATTTATGCCGCGCCCGAAAAGCAGGAGAACTACGGTATTGACATGAAGATAGGCGACGACGGCGACCTTGATGTAAGCGGCGGAGATTTGAAGACGGTCGGTGATCGCGACAATCTGACACAGGCCGTTGCGTTAAGACTTACTACTGCTGCAGGAAGAAGAATTAGGCTTTCTGCTTACGGAATACGTTCTACTATCGGTGATCCGGTTGCGATTGAAAGTTATTTGAGCGGTTCTGTTGAACAGACTGTTCTTGCTGACCCGCGTGTTTTGGAGCTGAATGAGCTTACTTTTAAGGGCGACGGCGACAAGCTGATGTTGGAACTTGCTTATACTGACATAAACGGTGATACAGGAATGTTTAAGGGGGAAATATAGAAAATGGCAAAAATCAGAAGGTACGATGAAATTATGGCAGGCGCGACTGCCAATATGATCGCAAAACAGGACAAGATTACTGACTTCAACGAAGGCAGCGTTATTCACACTATCCTTGATACTGTTTCGAGAATTGCGGAAAGGGCTTACGTCGCAATTAGGCAGGGTTTTAATGAGCTTTTGGCGATTCTGCCTTATTCGCCTTTCAAGTTCGAGAAGAAGACAGGATTCTATGCAAGCGGAACTGTAGTTTTCAGCCGTTCAAGCGCGCTTTCTGCTTCTACTGTCATTCCAAAAGGAACGGTTGTAAGCGGCGGCGGTCTTACTTTTACGACTACAGAAGCGGGAACTATTGCGGCGGACGCTATTGAATCTGACGCTATTGAGGTTATCGCGAATGAATCGGGAAAGAGCGGCAATGTTGCGGCGGGTGTAATTTCTGCGATTGACAGTGTTGTTCCTGCGGACGTTGTAAGCGTTACCAATAAGAACGCGCTTACAGGCGGAACGGACGAGGAAACGGACGCACAGTTCCAGGAGCGTTTCAAATACTATCTTAACGGTCTTTCGGGGACGAACTCTTACGCAATTATCAGCGCGGCTTTGAGCGTCAACGCGGTAAGAAGCGTTTCTACACAGAATCATAAACCGCCGTTAAAGGACATTTTTAATATGAGTATTTATGTTGACGACGGTTCGGGCGGAGCTACGCAGGAAACTTTGGACGCGGTGAAACTTGCCATTGAGGGCGACGATACGCAGGAGAATCCCGGACATCTTGCGCCTGGTGTAAATATCCGCGTTCTTACGCCTACTGCTATTCCTGTAAACATTGCAATTACTGCGAACATTTATTCTACGGACACAGAGGAAGCTGAAAACGGAATTAAAGATGTCATTACTGCGTATGTAAACGGCTTGAAAATCGGCGAGAGTGTCATTTTGTCGGAAATCATTACAAAGGTAATGGCTTTGAACTATGTAAAAGATGTGACTATCACATCTCCGGCTTTGAACGTTGATCCTGCAATAAATCAGATTGCAAGAATCGGAAACATCGACGTTACATTGGTTGAGGTTGAGTAATGGCAGTTAATTCAATAGGCGATTTTATCAGAAGCGTTTTTCCTACTCTCATAAATAAAAACGGAACTATCTTCCGGGCTTTGTTGGCGGATAAGGCAACCGAAGACGGCACGATTGAGAAGGTTTTTACGGAACTTGAAGAAACAAGGAAGGCGTGGACGGAAAAGAAAAGCATTTACGATATGACAGGCGAGCAGCTTGATAAAACCTTGTCGGTTATTTCTGTTCTTAAACGCCTGCAGAATGAAAGCGAAGCTACTTTCTTGAAAAGAAACGAGCTTCTTTTTTACCGCAACGGCGACAAAGTGTGGGGCGACAAGTGGAACATTCTCAATATGTTCAAGACTTTCTTCAACAATGACAATGTTTACATTGTAAACAATACGGACGAAGAAAACCTGCTGCTTGACGGTAACTTTGAGCGGCGGAACGCATGGACGCTTGACGACGCGGCCTATGAACATGAAGCGCGCTTTGAGGAAACTACAGGAGTTCTTTTCAATGCCTGCGGAACTTGCGCACAGTCTGCTAATGTTCAGAAAAACAGGGCTTACTTCCTGCATTTCTTCTTAAAGGGTAATATCCGCGTCCGCATTATTGACAATAACGGAAGGTATTGGAATCCGAACGGCGACGAGTTTGGCGTTTGGAGCGCAAACGAATACCTGCAGTCTTTTGAAAGTTCTGATTGGAACAATAAATCCATGTTCTTTATTACGGACGACAACGTAACAAGCGTTTCCGTTGAGTTTGTATATGAGCCTGGATATTACGCCTTTTTGGATTTTGTAAGGCTTAACTTGAAGACAGGCGCGTCTACTTTCAGCCTTATTGCGGTTTTTGAAGGCGTTTATTCTGATGAAACGGCGAGCCTTGCGCCTGGAACAAACGACGATATTATTGCGCCGGACTATGACACCATGGGCTATCACTCTCCAGGAGAAGAGGACGCAAAAGCGGTTGCGGACGATTCTTTGAGTTTCCTTGACGACGAGGAAAGCGCGTCATTGAACGGCGACGTTTCTCCTGTTGTAACGGAAGGAAACGAAGATATAGAGCCATTGGACGGTTACGACAATATGACCTATTTGGACGAAGAAAAGGCGCTTGCGCCTAATTCTCCGGTAAATAGCGACGATTACAAGACCGTCGATTACACGAAGGTTTCATATTTTGATTCTGCTTACATTTTCGGCGCAACCGGAAAAGAAGCAGAAGAAATATATCAGCAGTTGTTGGATATAGTTCAAGCGGGCGGGATTCCTGGCACGATTGAAATATTAACTAGGGAACAGGACGATTAAAACTAATCAATAGGAGTTGCTTATGGCAAAATTACAGACGGCAGTTGCAGCAGAGAACGAGATTATGAAAGCAACCGATGTAACATTCGGTTACGATTCGGCAATCAATAACGTTGCAACCGCTTTGAGAGCGGTTTTATCAAACTCCGCAGGCGACTATGTTGTCGGCGGTAAGGTAAAGCCTTATGGTTCGGGTGGGCTTAATGTAAGTATTGACCCTATTTACGCCTACAAAAACAGTTCGGGCGCGTGTGTCGTGGAAACTGACATCACCGAGCCTGTTTCTTTTGAGGAAGCTGACAGTTCTCTTGACCGCATTGACATCATTGAAGTTTGCGGCGAAGAAGAAGGCTACGATTCACAGTCGCGCAAGTTTAATGACCCTTCTACAGGTACGAAAACTACACAGACTGTAAACACAAAGAAAAGAATCAAACTTACTGTTGTCGTAAAGAAGGGTTCAAACGGCTCTGATAGCGCGCCTGCAGTTGACGCGGGATATGTTAAACTTGCGGAAGTTGCCATTCCTGCAGGAACAAACAACATTACCGCCGATATGATCAAGAATATCGACGCAAGAAAATACGGACAGAATAACTCTGATTGGACTACAAACAAGAAGGCTACTTTCAATCCGGGCTACCTTGCCGACATTTTCTATGAGTTCCTTGTTTCTCACAATGAGGACGGAAGCCACAAAAACGCAGTCATTAAAGCTGCAAACATTGATTTTGGTACAGGCGTTGAACAGGTTAAGGGTTCAAATATGCCTTCGGGTCAGTCTATGTCAATTCATGGCGTAGATTTCACTTCAAGCGAAAACGTAACAAGCCTTATTCTTGCGCTTGCAGGCAATACGGACGCGCTTTACAAGTATTCTAACGACCTGCTTTCAAGATTCTCATTCATCGCAGACCTTCCGGTAGCCGCTTCTACTGAAAATGTAGACATCGTTGCAGGCGGTGAAATGACTATTGACGGCATTGCCTGCACAATAGGACAGTTGGTTTTCCTTAAAGACCAGGAAAACCCGAAGGAAAACGGATTCTATGAAGTTCAGTCGGGAAGTTGGAACAGATACGCAGGTTATGCGGCTGCAAATGCTGACGCTTTTGTGCATAAGCTGATTCTGATTACTGCAGGAACTGCAAACAAAGGCAAGGTTTTCTATCTCAACGGCGATTTTGACTTGATCGGAACAAGTGAGCTGAACTTTAAGGAAAGTAAACTTTCTCCGTTCGCTCTGCCATTTACATTTATGACACGCGACAAATACGGACGCGCAAAGGTTGCAGCCCCGGAAGAGGAAGACGACATTGCGCGTTATTACGAAGTTCATCGCGAACTTGCCCGCAATAGCGGCACTAACGGCGTAGGATTTGCCTTCGGTAAAGAAAGATTCCTTACCTTTGATTTTACGGACGAAAATCATAAATCCGTAAAAATCAAGGCAGACACACACCTTCGCCTTGATATTGTTGCGGACGGCTCAAAGGAAAAGCGTTGGTTTGATGTTGACGCTGACACAATCTACGACCTTTCTGCAGGTATGCAGGCCGCCGCAGACGCTTCAAACACAAGAACAGGACAGTTGAACGGACGCGACTTCTATCTTTATCTTGTGCCGGACGGAGCAGGCGTAAAGCTCGTTGTAAGCTGCAACTCAACTTATCCGAACGACATTAGCGCCGATTACACTGCAAACAACACAAGAAAAGTAGGATTCTTCGCTACTTTGTGTTCAGACGCGGGCGATTCCCTTAAGGGTAAAATTGCTGCTTCTCCTGGAACAGAAGCAACCGGAAACAACTATCTTGTAAAGCAGTACAACTCAAATGATGAAGACGGATTCTACGACTTCTACAATAAGAAAATTACTGCGGTTACTACAGGTACATATTACGACGAGCTGACGGTTGAACACCCGCTTGCAGGATTCAAGGCAGGCGACATTCTTCCGGAATCTGTATTCTGTCTTTCATTCAGACCTTATTCAGAACCTGCAGGAATGGTATATGACGTTGATACCGACATGATTTACGACACCTACCTGCAGAGCGGAAAGGGAAAACTTACTGCTTCTGTATTCGGCGGAACTATCACCGACACAAGACCTCAGCAGAATCACCAGGACGATATGCGCCAGGTTAAGAAGAGATTGCTCTTTGATCACGAGTTTGCTTCTATGGCGGCAGGCAGCAACGAAGGAACAAACATTGCAGGAAGCGCTGACCCTGTAACTACAGGCGGACATAGTGATACCGCCGGAAGACGCATGATAAGTTTTATCGGCGTAGAAGACGCCTGCGGTGCAATGTGGCAGTGGTCTGAAAATAGCGGCCCTGCAGGTGGTTCGGGCGATTCTGTATATGACGGACAGGGAAATTTCGGAAAGATGTACGGAACTTGCTATGCCCTCTTGTTCGGCGGTAGTTGGAATGCTGCGGCGTTTTGCGGGTCGCGCGGTCGCTTTGCGTATTATGTGCGCTCGAATGCGAATACGAATCTTGGGGGGCGCGGTGCGAGCCGAGTTCTCCGCAGAGCGTAAATTGCAGGGCGTTGAACGTTGGGCGCAGGGCGGGGCTTTTTGGAAGACTGCCCTGTGCATAGCATAAGAGTATTTTTGTTTTTGCGGCGCGTTACTGCGGCGCAAAAACTTTTGATACTAGGTTGAGAGTTGTAATTGCCCTCTTGTTCGGCGGTAATTGGAATAATGCGGCGAATTGCGGGTCGCGCAGTCGCAATGCGAATAATGTGCGCTCGAATGCGAATACGAATATTGGGGGGCGCGGTGCGATACGGAGATTCAAAGGAATGGCACAACTCCTCGTGCTGAAATAGCGAGAACTCCGGCTGAACTCTTAACCTTGGCGGAATGCCAAAACACGAAGAGGAGAGGATTCCCATTTGGTAGTGGGAACGCGAAGAATGGGAATCCTATATTTTTTTGAGGTATTATGCAGAGAATCGGTAATTTGTGGCAGAATATAATTCCTAAAGAAAACTTTGATCTTGCAGAATTGGAAGCGCGGCGACATAAAACGAAAAGACATGATGTCATGGAGTTTGAGAAGGATCGCGACAAGAACCTGGACGAAGTAAGGGAATTGGTTATAAGCAAGAAATTTCACACCTCACCATACAGAAGCAAGAAAATATATGAGCCGAAAGAGCGCATTATTTATATTTTGCCTTATGCGCCGGATAGAATCGTTCAGCACGCAATTATGAACGTTCTTGTTCCGATTATGGAAAGACTTTTTATTTCTGACAGTTACGCCTGCATTGAAGGCAGGGGGCAGACTTCGGCAAGCCTGCGGACTATGGAAGCAGTAAGACGAAACAAGTATTGTTTGAAATGCGACATTCATCACTTTTACCCTTCTATCAATCAGAACATCTTATCAGAAATGTATCACAATAAATTTAAAGATAAAGATTTTCTTGATTTAATGGACGACATTATATTTAGTTTTCCAGGCGGATATAACTGTCCTATCGGGAACTATACGAGCCAATGGAGCGGAAACTTTTATTTAACTCCGTTGGATCATTTCTGCAAGCATGAATTGAAAATAAGAGATTACATAAGATATTGCGACGATTTCCTTTTGTTCAGCGATGATAAAGCGTTCCTGCATGACTGTAGAAGGAAAATCGAAGATTTTATCGGAAAGAATCTTGAATTAACCTACTCAAAATCTGATGTTTTCAGCGTAAAGCAGGGTATTGATTTTGTAGGCTACAGGCATTTTGATAATTACATTTTGGTAAGGAAAAGCACTGCGAACAAGCAGAAAAGAAAAATGCTTGAATTACCTTCGATGTATGAAAATGGGCTTATTACTGCCGATCAAATGCGTTCTACTATTGATAGCATTTCCGGTTGGTTAAAACACGCTAATGCGTATAATTTAAAGCAGTCAATGAGAATTAAAGAAATAAGGGGGAAATACTGTGCTTAAGTTTAGCGACTTTGCAGCCGACGACGAGAAGCCGTTGGAAGGGGAAAAGGAACGGATTGACAATATCTTGAACAAAGAAATTATCATTTCCGCAATTAAAATTACTGCTTCAAAGTACAAGGATCATGGCGATAAATGCGCTACGGTTCAGTTCTACGAAGAGAATAACGAGCGTAAAAGAATCTTTTTTACAGGAAGCGGCGTTATTATCAGTATGCTTGAAAAGTATGCTGACAAAATATCGTTTATGACTACAATAAAAAAGATTGATAAATATTATACATTATCATAATGGGGGTGTGAAAAATGAGAGGATTTCCGCAGACATTGGCTACAAAGCAGGACTATATGAACTGTCTTACTATGTATCCGGAAGAAACAAGGGGAGCTTTAAGACGGCTTATGGCAGACCGCTTTAATTGGGAGTTTGTAAAAGAACTTTCCGACAAAAAGAAAGGAAAGGAAGACGAAACCCACAGAATCATTGAGCAGACAAGAAAAGACGAAGAAACAGGGGAAGACGTTATTTACTTTGTTCAGCTTGAAAAGAAGGAAGACAAAAACGCCCGCCTGTTTCAGTTGGGATTTACTGTCAAAGAGGTTGAATCCCTTCTTTAATTATTACAATCTTGTTAAGATTGCAAAATAAGACAGAATCGTTTATTATTTTAGTGTCATACAACATGGTTTTCAGGTCAAAACCTAAGCCGCTTTCCGTTTTTTGGAGAGCGGCTTTTTTATTTTAAACGCATGACGCAGGGGTGCTTATGAATTGGGCAGATTTCTTTCAGAACTTACCTGTAGTAGGGTGGGTGTGTGTTATTGTTTTCCTGGTGCTTGTCGCCATTTTCTTTGTCGGCATTTTCTTAATTTTAAGGTCGAAAGACATAAAATTAAAGAATGTTGAAGTTATTTCGGCGGCTCAAAAAGAACTGTATCATACCGAAGGGAAAAATACTTTAGACAATCAGACAAGTAATGCTCATAACATTCTGAAACGAGTTTGGATTGACATTTTCGACACAGGCAAAAAGACTTTCAAAATAACTGACCCGCAGGAACTTTTCATACTTGAAGATATTGCCCGCCTTATTGAAGGCAAATTGAATTACGAGGTTAAAAACGACCTTACAAGAAATCATATTACGGAAAAAGGCGATCTTGAACTGCAGCGCTATAGCGACGCAAAGGCTACAGGCTATTATCACGCCGTAAAAGCAAATCTATACACTTACAATATTCAGCTTCCTAATTACGACCTTCCTTTAATTATGAACTCAATCAGTCTTGACGACTACAAACACATATTCTTTCAGATTTACTCAAATGCCAGGGAAATTGCAGGGGGTAAGGCAGTATGATAGACGTTCAGTTTTTATTAAAAGTTTTGGTAGCCTGTTTCGCTACCGTTGGATTGGAAGAGTATCTCAAAAACTTTTTCAAGCCTAAAAATACCGTTTGGTATGCGGTTCTTATGCTTCCTATTTCAGTAGGCTGCTATACCGCTTTATGTATGCTTCCTGTGCAGGTTATCGGAAGTATTCTTACTGTTGGCGGCGTTCAGATTTGCTATCAGACATTCGTGCAGGGCTTCAAGTCAATAATCGAAAACGTAACGGACAAAATCGGTAAAAAGAATCTGTCCGGGGAGTAATTATTATGATGTGTAAACAGTATGTATGCGCAAAAATCGGCAAAAGCGGTTGTTATTTTCTCTGCCTTGTTTATATCGCAGAGAAAAATAAAAAATCGAAGATTGATATTTTCGACCTTTACGAAAAAGGCTTGAAAGAAGGTTGGTTTGACAACGACTGCTATATGGAAAATCCGGCGGGAATGATGAGCTATCTTTTTGGAAAGAAAGTAACTGTTCGTCATGACGTTGCAGGATATAAGCCGAAGGCCAATGAGTTTGTAATTACACGCTATGAACTTATGGAAACAGGCGTTACTTACAGTCATTTTGTCGTAGGAAGTTCAACTACTGAATATGATCCGTTCGGCGAAAGCAGAACCCGCACAAAAGGCAAGGCAGTAAGTACAAGAGTTATTTCTATTGCTGCCTAAAACGGCGCAGGAGTTTGAAAATGAGAGGTAATAGACATGAAAAGACATTCCTTAGTTTTATTCTTTGCTTTGTTCTTCTTTTTGCTTTCTCCGGTTGTTGCACTTGCGGAAGACTTAAAGCCGACGCTGCAGACGTTATCGCAGGAGATTCACGAGCAGTTGGACGGCTTGAAAGCACAGTCGCGGCACTTGACAGAACAACTTCTGATAGCCGAGAACGAATTGCAAATATCATCGCGACAAGTCGCGGAATTACAGACGGAGTTGAGCGAGTTGAATACCTGTTTAACCAATACGAACACGAAGTTGAGCGATTACTCGATGAAATTGACGCAGTACGAAGAAAAGCTGCGATTCCGGGCGAAGATAATAAAAATAGCGGTGCTGATTCTGATAGCGTTTATAATAGTGCGGGTAGTTCTACTGATTCTAAAAATTAAGTTCGGTATAAAGATTCCGTATCTTCTGAATCTTCTGCTTTAAGCTACAATTTTTCAAGTTCATTCAAGAGCGCGTTTATTACGCGCTTTTTTTGTTCGGGAAGCGCTACCACTCTGTAAGCTATTTCGTTTTCCTTTTCGTTTAGGTCTTCCAATTCTCCGGTTATGAGATATGGAACTGTAACTTTAAGCACTTTTGCGATTGATACGGCTATATCTGCGCGGGGCAGCGTTCCTTTGACTTTCCAGGTCGATATTCCGTTAACGCTTATTCCGCAGGCTTTTGCAAGCTCTGTCTGTGAAATGTTGTTGGCGCGCATTATCCTTTCCATGCGCTCAATGAATGTTTCTGTCATACGCCTTGTTATTATCGGCAAATAATTCAATTTTTACAACCGTTCTGTATAATTGCAGTTCAAATATGAAGAAAGTTGAATTATGCAGGCTTTCACAATGCGCAGTTCAAATATGAAGAAAACGAGCGTTTTTTATAATTCGCGTATAAGATTAAAACTATTGAAAACTTCGCAAATACGATTTATAATTAGTTAATTCTCGTATGGGAAACCGAGAGTTCTTTTTGCCGTTCCCGCAGTCGGTCAGGGCTGCGGGAACATTTTTTTATGGGGCTTTTTGTTATGTTTGTATTTATTTCCGGCGCAATTTCAGACAATCCGAATTATGAAGAACAGTTCGCAAAACGCGAGCAGGAATTAAAGGAATTGGGGCATTACCCATACAATCCGGTAAAGATTGGAGAACGCCTTAAAAAGCGTTTGGGGCGCGAACCTACTTATGATGAATACCTGCAGGAAGATTTGCTATATTTAGATCGTTCTGACGCTATAAATCACCTGGAAGGGTGGGAAAACTCAAACGGCGCAAACATCGAACATAAACGAGCCATTGAAAAGAACAAGATAATTCTTGAAATAAAAATGCTTCCGCGCCGTTGGTAACTATGCGCATATTTTCTTGACATCTGTTAGCATATACTGATAAATGATGTTTTTTAATGACACGCTCATTCTTTCGTCTATTCCGTCGGTGATGTCTTCCATAGGCTTTATTTTGTAATAAACGCCGTCTACCAATGCTTTCATTCCGTCCTTGTAAATGCACAAATCTATTTTCTTTCTTGCGCAGTCGGGCGCGAGTATTTGAAACTTATAGCCCTGGAATGATATTACGCCTGCAGAATTGGTCGTTCTTTCAAAGCGTGAACACAGAAAATCTTTATAATTCTTCGGCGGCTTTCTCCATATTGCAGGTTTTTCGCGGACTATTGAAAACTCGTCGTTAAAAATCTTTATGTATTCTTTTTTCAAAAAGTCGTTTGCTGCTTCTATTGTTTTTATTTTGTAATGCTTAAAGTACCATGGCAGGCGGCCTTGAATCGTTTTCCACATTCTTTCTACGCGCCCTTTAGCCTGCGGCGACCAGGCTAATATCTGATTGATCCGCAAATCTGAAAGTATTCTCTGCCACTGCGTCCTTTTTTCGTGAACTCCTGCAAGTTGCTCCTGTATTGTGAGCTTGTCTTTATCTTTTGGGCTTACGCAGAAAATAGCTGAACGATCAGAGTAAATGTCAAACATCATTCCGAAATTGTCTATTGTCTGCTCCAAAATATCATAATAACCATAGGAACATTCGTTTTCAGTCATACAAAGCCCTGTTATTTTCTCTTCTGCGTCGTCAATCGCTCCATGCAGGGTATAATATGACGTGTCGCCTGCCCATAAGAACCATTGATAAGGCGTAGCGTCAATCTGAACCATATCGCCGCCCTGTTCGCGCCTGTAACGCGGTCTATGAATCTTGTCTTTCTTTGGAATCCTATGTGTTTCGGGCGATTTTATTCCGGATTTATCAAGAATCTTATAAACGGTCTTATATGACAGTGAAATGCCGTAAAACTCTGCAAGCGCTTTCTTGAAGAATGAAAAATTGAATCCTTCAAACTCTTCTTGATACGTTTTAACGACTTTACTGCATACTTCTTTGGATATTTTTCGGGGAGAGGGCTTTCCTTTATGTCCGTTTATAAAAGCCGCCTTTCCTATCTGCTGATATTTTCTTTTAAGGTTTGAGAGGTGAACTTCGGTATATCCTGTAATGTTTGAAACCTGTCTTAACGTATATTTTTTCTGTATAAGACCTTTTATATATTCTTCAAGATTGTCTTTGTAATGCGGATATTTATTTACTCTCATTTAAGTTAACCTCTAGTTAAACAGTCGGAGCATTAAACTAAAAACTTTAATCTATGACCGCATATAAAATATTTAATGGGTGCAAAATGACAACCAAATGACAACCAATAATAAAATAAATGGTTGCAAAATGACCGCATATAAAATATTTAATGGGTGCATAGGATAGTATAGGATAGTATAGTCTAGTATAGATTAGGCTAGTCTAGTATAGTCTAGGAAAGAAAGGGCTTCCGCCCTTTGGATTTTTCCCTTTGATTTTTACCCTTGTTTTCTGTATCATGCTCTAAGAAAAAAAATCAAAAAAAAATATTTAAAATCAATAAAAACTGTTGACAATGTAGTTATTAAGCGCTAAGATTAAAACGACTTGGGGAAATTAAGATTTTAAATTT